ATTCTTCTACCAAGACAAAATCACCAATGCCCTGCGAGTATTCAACAGAACTAACGGATTTTTCAACGCCAAAGAATTGACCGGACGGAGCGAGAATGGAAGTCATCTTTTGATACCATTCTCTACGTATAATGGGGAGAACAAATCTTGCCCATTGTTCAGAAGTCATAGGGGTAGGCATATTAAATTCTCCTTATCCAAATAACGCGCCGACACCAACAACACAGTAAACTGTGAGTCCAGCGTCTTCGGTTTTATGTACAGATAGTGAACCATTAGTTGTATCAGCTACGTCCAACGAACCATCTGTATTTACATCAACGAGTTTACCGCTGAAGCCAGCCAAAGCCGACGCGTCTGCATCAGCCGTTCCCTTTATAACCATACCGGGAGCAAGTAAAGCTACCTTGATGGGGTCAGCCGCTGTTGCGGGCGAACCATCAATATCTTCCATAGCTAAACCGATGATGGTAACCGCCGAAGCTGTTGCTTCATCAACTTGTCCCGAATTCATAATACACAATGTACCGACCTTGGTTTCAAGGAGGGTAATTGCCTCAAGAGTTGTTACAATAGGAACGCGTGTTCCAAATAAATCGTAAGCAAACTCCCAAGTGTAAGTAGGTGCTGCCATATTTATATCTCCTTATAAGTCTTTATCATTTTTCACGTCTTCGAGTTGTCCGTACCAACGTGCTTTTTCTTTTTCTTCTTCATTAACTCCAGAGTTACCATCAGAGTACTTTAAATATTCACTTTCAGAAACGCCAAACTTTTTAGCATATACTTTTTGTTCAGCAGTTAATTCATTCTTGTTACTGCTGCCACTTCCAAGATTTCGTTTACCGCTGCCAATATCTCCAGCCGTTCGTTTTTCGAGTAAAGTTCTATTAGTGGATATGTATTGTAACTTTTGAACAGTGGACAGGCTTTCTGGAATAAGGCTTTTAGCATCAGCATGTAATGTTAAAATTTCAGCATCAAGAGTTTTCTTTAACACATCTTCATACGTGTCAGCTAGCTGTGCTTTTTCAGCTGCTGTTTCCAAATCTTTTTTGGTAGCGTTATATAAAACTTCGAACTCTTGATTATCTGCTAATGCTTTTAGTTCAGCATCTTTCTTATTCTTTTCGACAAGTATCAAAGCGTCCTCCGCTTTTTTCTTATCGGCGACCAGCGCTTTGAAACGTGGATGGGCAAACGCTTCCTCCCAGCTTTTCGGGCTTCCAGTGTTTGAAGGTTCTTCTTCCTCTTCCTGTTCTGCAACAGATAACAAAGCTACTTCAGCGTCAGTCAACTCTTCGTTCTTTTCTTTCTTTTCCTTTATTGCTTTTAACAACTCTTTATCAATTGGCACGTTTTTCTCCTTCGTTTTTTACGTGTTCGACACGATTATGAATAAAAAACGCCATTTCCAGCACAGGGTTTAATCTGCTTAAGAAATGGCGTTCCATTCGGACTACCTAATTAATTACATTATATCTCAAATCTATTTTTTTATCTACTTTATTTTTTGCTCCTTTTGGCTAGAGTTTGTTTTCCAATACTCTCTAATTTGGGCGGTAGTTGGCTTCATATTTAATTCCCGTTCTATGGCATCCACCACCATGAGGATAGCCTGGCGAATAGATAGCCAAAACGCTTGAGACATAACACTGACTTTTACATTAAGATCAGATTTCAGCATCGTCTTCAACCTTTATCACTACGTATTTATTATTAAATTTATTACATTTATCCATATCCCTAACATTTTGTTTAAACATTGAACTTTTATGGTTGTTACATATAGGATGATACCAGCCTATTTTCAGAAAAGTACAATTTATACAGGCTTTTGTTTTCTTTGTTATTGGTGCTAGAGAACCATCTATCTTGTCAGGTTTTTCTGTCATTATCACTCCTCTTTATTAACTACATAATAATCTTCAGCCTTATCACCAAACGCACCTTGAAGACTATCTTCAGTTATCATATTACCAAATACATCATCCTTATAGTTAGTTACAAAAGACGATAGTGGATTACCCGCCTTATAAGCGTTGAATTTAGCTGGAGTTCCACGCATGGATGCTTGCTGTTGTTGTCTGGATTCGGGTAAAGAAGCAAACCATTCCTCGCCCGTTTGAAACGGAACTAGATTGCGCCCGCCAACAGGACTGTCCGCTTGCATAAATTCTGGAGTTGGATTGCCTCCCGGAACAACATAATATTCTGTACATCTACCACGATGATGGTCATCTACCCTCTCTCCGGGAGCCAAAGCTGTTCCATGCAAAGATATGCAAGCCAAACAAGTTCGATTGTCTAAAGCAGCTATACGTATTTTGGAAATTATAAAATCGTCATTAATAACCTCCATTGCCAAAGAGCCTTCGCGGTATGAAGTGAGTTGTAAGGTTCGCATAAGATTATCCGCTGAACTAACAGGTATATTTTCAGCATGTTCTCGCATAGCGTCTGCAATCTTGCTTGGCCCCCATCCTTCATTAATTCCTTTTAATATAGTTTCTTTAGTTAGGGCTAAATAACCCTCCCCCCATGCTTCCATTTTGGCAATCCACGCTTCGCTTTCTACGAAATTTATAACAGCTTGTTCATTTAAATTTTGTGCAGTGGGTATAGTCCAGCGAACACCATTCTGTTGTAATATCTTTGCGTAGAGGTTGGGATTAATAACGTTCGCGCCTGTTTGTGCTATATCTCCAGCTACGCCACTGAAAACTTTAGCTGTGACAGAACCGATAGCTATTGTGTATCCAGATATTTGAACATCTTCACTATCAGCGGATATAACACTTTCTGTTGAATTTAATAATCGATTGTATACCAATAAAGTCTGTTGAAGTATAGCATTATCGGCTTCCATTTTCTTTTCGTCTTCAATAAGTTTTTCCGCTTCTTCATCCAACTTTTTCAAGGCACGTTGCATCGCCGAACCTTTGGACAAAGACATATTGGATATTTGGTTCAATCCTATTCCAGCCGTTTTTATATACTCGCTATTAAGACTTTTATTTATAAAGTCATTTATAAACACTGCGGTTTTAGCTACCATATTTTATACCTGTGGAGTTACAAATCCACCTGCTCCTATAAGATTGGACAATCTAAATGCTTGGTCGTTCTTGGCCTCATCACCTTTTTCTTTTATTTCACTATTATCCATTTTTAATAGCCCGCCTATTTTCTCACGATAAAAATCATCTGACCATAGTCCGGGGTGTTTCTCATGAACAAGAAGTAATGCTGCAATCTGAGCGGTCATGTCTATCAATTCAGATGATTGCCACGTAACGCTAACTACTTCTACTTCAGGAGCGTTACCGCCTTTATCGGTCTTGAACTCATTTTGTATATCAGCTGTTAATCTTATAAGTCCTTTTATGCTATCGGTGTTTTGTTTTTGGAAACGTTCTATTTTTGATACAAGAGATATTTCCAATTGCTTCAACGCTTCACCGGATAAATTGCCCTGTGTAGTTACACCATATATAGGCGTGGCCGTAACTTGTGATATTTCACGAGCAAGTTTATCTATCTCCTCAATGTAATATCTCAAATCCGTTGCTTCAAACTGACCAACTTTTACAGAGGATAAAAACCTTGCTGCTTCTTCGGTGATGGCCGTTGTTCCGTCTGCCTTTGTCAAAGACAAGTTTATAACACTTCCCGGGATTACGTCCGCTGGGTCAATGTCAATACCGATAGACCATTTAATACTAAACGCACCCAACTCAGAAGCCATAACCATTGAATGAAGTGTTCTGTTTAAAACATCCTGTAAAGTTATAGCGACATGCAATTCGCTTTTACCAGTGCTGGCATAATTATCCAACCTATTGGCAATACGTACTATTGGGGTTTTACCTAAAGTCCAAATGTTATTTTCAGGCTCAGTTTGTTCTACTGCTCTTATTTCTTTTCCACCTTCGACGCCTACCCAATGAGTTATTTGGTTTGGTTGATATACAACTATGTGCATGAGAGAACTTATTGAATCATCTAGTCCAGTACCTTCACTAACGTCTGTACCCCAAAGCTTACAAGCCCAATAAGGATTGGGTTCTGTTCCATTAAATACAGCCACCATGCCAGTAAAGCCATCATAGGCCGACTCACTAGACCATTTCAATGTAGTTGGGTCTACAAGTATATAAGAATA